TCACCTTGAACCTTTCCGGTCGATCCTCCATGATAAGCAACTCCATCCTCATCCGATTTTTGCTGAACATAAGCCTCGGTTAATGTCGCATCGCCCGATGTTGAATAAGGAAGTTGTAAAGCGCCCCTGTTATATGTGAGCGCATCAGAAAAACCTGTCGTTAAGTTTGCATACCAAACCCCGTTTCTTGTCTGAAATACTATCAATATAACCTGGCTCGCATTTCCGGCGAAATCGACATCAGCGTTGCCTTCGATATTGGCGTTCTCTGAAAAGTCAATTTCAACATCCGGATCGTTCATGAGCACACCGAAGCGATCCCCATCGGTGAAATCTCCATCATCATCGTCTCCGGAGTCGTAAAAGTCGGTGATTGTTATCGTTGTTCCTCCGGTACAATCATAAAGATAACCGGCTGTCACAGGGGGAGTAGCGTCACCGACAGTCAAAGCGCCACCCCAATACCATGTACTTACAGGATCAGCGCCATTCGGGGCATGTTCGGAGGCATGTGTGTCATTTTCTTTGGTGTCGGCATATGCTTTGATGCTTTGCTGAGTGGCCAGCTTCGTTGCGCTGTTTGAGGCCATAGTATCTTCATCAAGCACATCGGTAATGTTTGGAGTTGTTGGAAAATCAATGCCGTGAGTAGCAAGGTTGAGATCACCGCCAAGCTGGGGCGTTAAATCCTCCGATAAATTATGAAGGACGTTAGTCAGACTTGCCCCATCACCGTCAGGAGCTAAAACATCCGTTCCGATTTCAAGGTTAACAGTGGCCTTGAATGTGGCTTCGTCCGAATCGTCCAGAATGGACCGGGCAAAAGGCGTCAGATCGGCCAGGGCCATTGAGCTGCCCGAATCGAAATAGGGCAGCTTGTTTTCTGCCGGCGTGAGGGCGGCGAAATAGTCGTGGTTCAGGTGGTAGTCCTGTTTTCCGGCCAGCTCGTCATAAATCTTATCCGCGCTCCACACGTGGGCTATGTCGCCATTCCCCTTGGTATCGTTAAGCAAGGTGCCCCACAGGATTTTATTCGACAATGGCGTGCCGTCGATATCGTCGACCCAATAAAAACCATCCGTGAGCTGTGGGTCCGTGTTGGCGTCCATGGCCGAAACCGCAGCATCGAGGCTCTCCCGGGAATGCCTTCTTACCTCCTCCAAAGACATGCCTTTTTTCTTTTGCAAGGTGCCGCAACCTGCCAGCAGTAAAACAAACAAAATGCTTAGATATTTTTTCATTATGCCTCTCCCAAAAATGGAGTAAAAGATTTAAAATCTTTGGATATGGCATCGGTTTGGGGCTCAAAAAGAACCCATCCGGACTCAAGACGAATTATATTTTGACTGTGCTCAATCAAATTCCCGAGAAAATCCTTTTTAAAGCCCACGGCGTCTTGGATGTACCAGCGCCATTTCGGTCTGTATTTGCCGGACTCCCACAATTCATAGAGATAGGTTTCCACGTTGGATTGCCATTTTCCGGAATAGTTTTCACACTCCCAGATATGCGGAATAATGTGCATGTGTTTTATGCTGCAATTTTTTATCACATCCGAAAGCATATGATCGGGCATGGCGGTAAAAAACGGGTTCTTTGGAAATTCCCATTTAAAGTCCGGCCAGATGTCCTGAAGCTCTTTTAGTATTTGATCGCTGGAAAGTATCATTTCATTTTTTCCTTTTGAGTGTAGCCACCTTGGCCCATTCGGGTTTCGGGATGCTTCGCCGTATGGGATCGATGAGATCGCCCATGCGCATTTTTTTCCACCTGGGCGGCAGTCCCACGGTGACTTCCTTGTTTGTCCATGCCGGGTAGAAAATGACCTCGTTAATCTTATATTCTTCGCCGATCACCTGTGTCATACAACGATTCGGCGTTAAAAATGCCCGCTCCTTGATTTCCCGGACCTGTTTTTCCGAAGGATTGACCACCAGAATTTCGTGAAGGTTTGGATCGTATCCCTCGCCAAAAGGATGCTGGATCAGTTCCGGATTCCCCACATGCTCGTTGGAAAAGCAGGGATGATCCGGGGCGCAACTGGTGGCCACGGTTTTTTTAGTGATCTTGTCTCTCAGGATAAAAATCCAATAAACCTCTCCGGAGGATGTGATATAACGGTGCTTCACATATCCGTATCGCGGCATACCGGAGCCAAAAGGATCTTCTGTGTTTTTCAAACACACGATGGTGGCATAAGAAGTGGTAAGCCCAACATTATCATATAAACTTACAGTAACAGTTTCGCCCTTCATGGTTGGCCTAAAGCAGTACTGCCCGCCAGTTAATGAAAATTTATGGATAGTTCCGGCCGGAATGTCATAACTCTGCGATTGATAAGATGTTTTGAGTTTGGCCTGGGTTACTTTTGAGTCCTGCAGGATCAATGATTCGGTGCCGGTCACGTCCCCGCTGTGGGATCCGTGGGACAGGGTGCGGTCCGTGGTCAGCTCGCCGCCGCCGGATAAACCAGTGCCCGCGATAATGCTTACGCCCTTGGCGCCATATGATAGCTGGTTCGCAAAATCGTAAACGTTGAGCCAGGCCGTGTTTGCTTCATTCCGCAATTTTAATATGTTGTTCGTAGTATCAGCCCACCACATATTGCCAGCGGGATTTGGCGGTGCCGTGGGCCCGGAAAAGCAGGATTTTAAAGCGGCGAAATTATTCTCCACGTTCTGCATGTCGGTCTGGGCCACATGCCCGCCGGAAAAACAATCGTCTGTCCAGGTTTGACTCATTTTTCTACCTCCGCCGCCAACTCGGACAAGGCGGCCGTTGCCATATCTTTAAGGGCCTGGTCCTGTTCGTTTTGTTTTTTGATTTTTTCAAATACCGGCGCAATCGCGGCCTTGATCTCGTCCTTGTCCCGGCCCTGGACGCATTTTTGTTTGAGCCGTTTGCCGGTAACTGAATCAACAAAATTCACGTACATGGTAATCATCCCGCTTTCATCCTTGACCACCTGCTGCAATTGCATTTCAACGCTCATTTATTGAGGCCCTTCGTATGCTTTCATATTGAGTTCGTATAAATACAGGTTCGCGTCCAGCGTGGGATCGGTAATTTCAACTTCCACGCGCACATATCGGCATTCCACTTCCGCGCAAAGGATCTCGAAGAAATCAAAATAATCGGCGGTGTCCCACCCGGAATCGCTGTCCGAATATTTGAGCTTTGCCCGGATAACGCCGGCGGCCGTTGGGTCGAAGATTTCGTCCCAGGTTCCGGACGCCCCCAGACCGTTCCAGGTCGTACCGGATGCCACCTTTTCGGTGCCGGCAAAGGTTTCCGCCACATAGGTGGCCGTTATCACGATCTCGTCAGTGGTTTCCGAAATGATGGTATATCCGCCGTTATAATTTTTGCTCCCGGAAATCCCGATCACATCGTCGGCGGAAAAACCGTGGCCGGTAATGGGGATTCCCACCTGGCCGCCGCCTTTGTCCACGGCCGCCGCATTGTCGATGGTTTCCTCCACGTCCAGGGGCGCCACACCATCCCAGGTGGTGTCCGTGGAAGAAAAGTCATGCAAAAAGTCTCCAAAGATCCGTACCTTTTCAACGGCTCCCAGGTCATAGGTGGGACTTTCCCAGATGCCAGTCAATTCCTCGTCCGTGTGGCTGCATTTTAGGGCGTCCTGTGTGTTATGCGTAGTGTGTTCAGCGTTGTCAAAGGTTCCCGTGGTGAAATCCCATGCCCAGGATCCGTATGTGGGAAGCTGTGTGAATCCGGGCGGGATAAACACTTCCACGGACGCATACACGGGGTTGTCCGAATAGTTGCCGGCATTGTCCTTGGGGCTCATCCAGAATTTATGGGTACCCGGCCGCACGCCCACCAGGCGGAGGCTGCAATTCATATTAAAGGATACGAATACCGCCCCATCCCAGGCATCCCCCAGGCGCACTTCATATCCCTGGATGTCCGGGTCGTCGATGGGATCCGCGAAAATGGACACGGTATCGCCGTTGGCCACGGCGGTCATGGCCGTTAGATCCGTTGGAAGCGTGGTTTTTCCCACGATGGTTTTGGACACCACATAGGCCGTGTCAAAATCTTCCTTGACCCCGTGGATGGACACGGACCGCAGTTTCACGTAATAGGTTTCCCCTTCTTCCACGGGATCCAGCGCATAATCGCTGGTGGACTTGGTCATGTAGCGATAGTCTCCGGATCCGATCTTGACCCAGATTTCCGCATAATCCCAGAACGGATAATCCTCGGCCGCGGGCGGATCAAAGTCGATTTTCCAGCGGGTAAAAGACCGGTTGCGGTAGTAATAGACTTCCTCGGCATGGGACACATTGATTACCGGATACACCGTGCCCAGGGGATCGGGAAGCGTGGTGTCGTGCCATTCACTGGACGGCGCCGGGTTGTATGTGTCGTCGTAAAGTTCTTCCTTTTCCTCGATGCAGGAAAGCTGAACCTCGGCGGCCGCGTTGATGGACGGCGCCAGGACCCGCAATAAATGCTCGTCCCACCCTGCCAGGTCGTGGCTAACGTCGATCAGGTCATACGGCTCCAGAGACATGGCCTTGCTCATGGCTGAAAATTCCGCAACATTTCCCCATCGCCATCGCTCCAGGTAGTAATAGGCCATGGCCTGCACCGTCTCCAGAGATGACAGGCCCAGGAGTTTTATCTCGCGCTCCCTGTAATCGCCATCCGCATCGATGGCCGTTGAGTCCGGAAATGGAAGGCTGTCTTCTATGTATTTTTTTGCCGCATTATAAAAGATGGCGTTTACACAATTTGGTCGACTGAATAAATCCGAATTGGGCCGAATCTTTAAAGAGCTGATGTCTCCCGAATCCAGAATGTCGTCTTCGGTAAAGCTCATCACCGGTCCGCCCTCCTCGTTCAAGTCTCGAAAACGACATTTAAACAGATTCTCCGAATAAATAATCCCGGCCCGATAACAATTGAGAATAAGCTGGACGTTGTCGGATACGGCCTGATATTCTTTAATAACCATGTTGGCGGTCCAGCCCTTGGATGTACAATAGTCTTTTGACGTATCGAATGAAGGCGCATCCATGCGGGATGAAGCAATGCCAATGCCCCCGCGTTTGCTGGATCTGGTTATTTTGTCATACGTGGCAAGTGCCGGATTATTGGAATAGGCCGTAATTTCGTCAGTGGGGTCGTACAATTTGAGCCCTTCCACGGTCAATGTAATGTCCGGCTTTTTAATCCATTTGTCTTGATCATATTTAAGCCGCACATAAATATAAGCCGTATAGCGCAAGGGATCGTCCCATTCTGGAATAGCCGAATGCAGGGTTGAACATACGTTTTGTGTTGAAGATCCGGTAAAAATTTCATAATAAACATAATCCGAACCCCACTCAGTCCATAATTTCCCATCCAAAAACAGCTGATCCACCCCGTCTTCCTGGGCGATTCCGTTTATAGGGCCTTCGCCAATTATACCCACATAATGGAGATATTTATTATCCGCTCCGGATGTGCCCGCATAAACAACATTTATGCCCACGCGACATTTGCCGTATATAAGGGGCAGGTACCATTCCGTGGTTTTGACATTGGCCAGGATGCTCGAAGACTCGCTTTTTTCCGATTCAAGTTCTTGCTCGGCAGACGCAATAGTGGTAGTGGCCGCCACCAAAAGGGCCACCACAAACGCCGCTGAAAAAGAAAAAAATGCCATTATTTGGGGCTCCTTCCCCACCAGATGTCTTTTTCGGCGATGGCCGGTAAAAACCGGAATCCGCCAAAATTATCGGTATTGCCCAATTCCTTGCATCGCTCATAACTCTGATCACACCAATCCTGGTCACCGGAATATCCGCATTCCGTAGCCCCAAACTCCCAGGGACAGGAGCTGTCCGCTTTTCTCAGTGTTTTTTTGGACCAAAATGCCAGCTCATTGGTAAATTCCATCCATACCGCATCCTCTCTGATTTCCCAGTCCGAAATCAGGCCATAAAACAGGCTTTGTTTGGCAATAATGGAATAGGGGCCATAGGTTTGTTCGGTTTCCTTGAGCAGTTTTTGACCGTCCAGCAAACCGCCTTCCAGCAATATGCCCTGGGCGGTTTCGGATAATACAAACTCCCCTTCGGCCACGCAGATAAACGATAGGGTAAAGGGCCGGCCCATGATGTCCTCGGACAGGACCATGGCACTCATGGCCAGATCCGCGTTGTTGAATGTTGCAGACATGCTGTCCACGCCCATGGTGCCGGAAGTTTCAACTTCACCGAATGTAAAATCCCGCGAATCGTATTTATCACCTTCGCACCACAGGTCCACATCCGCATCGGTCTGACGGTAGGTACCGGACGCCAGCTCCATTTCCGTAAGAAGGAAAAACCGGAATCCTTCCTTGGCCAGTTCGATCACAATGCCGGGATCAAAAGACTTCATGCGGGTTTGAGTCCTTTCAGCTCGATGCCGTATTGAAACAGGTTTCTTAGAAACAACTCCCGGGAAAGTTCGTCATACAGAAACCGGGCCCGTATCCGAAGATAGCCGGTAAAATCACAGGTGATGATAGAACCGGAGGCCGGGGCGCTAACAAAATCCACGCGGTCACTGTTGCTTTCCCCGCCGCCGGTCAAAATACTGTAATCCGCCGGTGTGGACTGCTCCACACCATCCACGTAAATGGTTTGACTGGACGTGCTGCGACCCGGGATATCGAAAATATCCGTTGTGCCGTCGCCGGTACCGCAATAGAGCGTATCGTGATTGAAGGCCACCTCCGCCAGCAGGGCCAGGTCGTAAATGTAAAACGCCTCATATGCCCCTTTTCGGGCCATGTAAAATTCCCAGAGGGTTTTACAGCCGGTCGCGGACAGGGCCTTGTATTGGACCGTCACGTCATAAACGGCAAAAAGGGCTTTTCCCCGGCGCTGTTCCTTGCCCGTACCCGCCGTGGAAATCAGTGTGCGCCATTTGGGCGTTACGATCAGCGGATAAATGGGTTTTGGGTCTTCGGGAAAGGTGGCCATTTATGACACCATTCGTTTGAGTAAGTGCCGTGCCGGCGGATTCTTTTTCAATGCCCGATTGGTAGCACCCAGAACAACCTGGGCGTTTCGATACATCACATCTTTGAAGCTGGCCGCGTCCATGGCGTAAATGGAAACGTTATAGGTATGCCCATTGCCGCCGGTGCCATTGCCGCCGGTGCTTTTAACTCCCAGATCTCCGGATCTCGTCCGGCTCAATGGCAAAACCCCTTCGGGACCGGCCTCGCCCATAAGTCCCATGCCGTTGGCCATGGGAAAAATTGTGGGCCTGCTAATGACCGTTCCCCGCGCAAAAGGCTTCACAACGCCCCCATGTTCGAATCCAAATGATCTTGCAATCGAACCGAATGCCGTTGATATAAAACCGCCGCCGGATCCGGAGCCGGTGCCGAAAAGAAAATCCTTGGTCGCCTGGCCGAGAACGTCCGACGTGGCCCGGCGGATGCTGTCCAGAATGGCGTCCGCATAATCGCCCAGGTCATGAAATTCACGCTTCATTACGTCAAAATAAAAATCCGAAAAGTTTTGTTCCATGGCCTCGGCCGTGCGCTGGGACAAGTTTTCCAGCACGTTGTATCCGTCTTGAAAGGCCTTGACCGAATCGCCCACGCCTCTGCGGAGCTGCTGGGCCATGATTTCCCCGGTGCCGCCGGATGTGACCATGGCCTTTTGAAATTCTTCCTGGGCCGCTTTGACTTCTTTCATGAGATCCGAATGCTCGGCCATTTCACGATTGATCAGATCGAAATTAAAGCCGGGGGTGACAACCTCCGTGGCGCTTGGTGTGGGCGAAGGGGTCGGTTTTAGTGTCTGAGAAGGCTTATAAATTTCATAGCCTTTGGTACCGGGACCAATTGTACCAAAATACGTGCCGGGTGTCTTGGGTATGGGAAATCTTTTCTCCTTTAGAGCTCCCGTATGCCAGTCACGTTTGCCGGTGATAACATCCATAATATTATTAACTGCAGTTTCCCATTCGCTCCAATTTGCAATTGCGCTCCCGATATCTGAGTTAAATTGTTTGAGGCCTTCATTAATTAAATAGATACCGCTTGCAACTTTCGCGGGTCCCCAGCTTCCAAACATCACACGGCCGGCAATCCCATAGCCCGCTGCGCCGATAACCTCATCAGGAAAGCTGTCATAAAAATTTTTAATCGATATTAGAGAATCCTTTGTTTTTTGAACGTATCCAGCGATATCGGTTTTCACCAGGTTTTGATTAGCTTTCCACCAGTCCGTTGTATATTGAGCAATTTTGGCAATATCCGGAGCCAGGCCCGCGGCCGCGCTCGTAAATTGGACTTTTAAGACGCGGGTGAGTTTTTCCAGCTCGTCGTTGGCGCGCTCGCTTTCCCGGATGAGTTTTTCGTCCATGACGATGCCCAGATCCCGGGCTTCCTGCCGCATCCTGACCAGGCCGGCGGCGCCGTCCTTAACAATGTTAGACAGCACCAGGCCGGATCTGGAAAACGCGGCCGCGGCCAGGGCTGCCCGATCCGTTTGACTGGCGGTTCGTCCCATTCGGTCCATGACCAGATCCAGGGCTTCTTCCGTTGACCTGGATGTTTGGATGTCCTTTAAGAGCTGCTCGTCGAATTTTTTTAAGAATGTGACCAGGGCGCCGGTTTCGTTCCTGGCCTCGCCCACGCGTTTGGAAAACGCCTTGAAGGAATTGTCCATCAATTCGGTGCTGACCCCGGCCAGGCGGGCCGCGTGCCGGTATTCCTGGAGCGCATCCGTGGAAATGCCGATCACGTCCGCGGCCTTGCCGACAGCATCGGCGCTTTCCAAAGACTTCTTGATGAATACGCCCATGCCCGTGGCGCCGGCAATCCCGACCATGGCCCCGCGCATGGAAAAGATATTCTTGGTAAACGACTTGACGCGGCTTGTGGCGGAAAGGAACGCGCTCTTTGTCACATCCCGGGCTGCCAGTATGATTTGCAGTTTATGATCGTCCATATTTTATATTCTTTGGCCTTTCATTTTCAGCCGGTAATTGCGCTGAATATTTCGCCAGGCCCGATGTCTTTCCGCCTGCCAGAACGGGTCCAGGATGGGCCGAGGCGGCGTCGTGAGTATTTTGGTGGACTTTTCCAAAAACATATAGGGGCGTGCCGTGGCCTTTTTTGACATGAGCGCGCCCAGACGCGCAAAAGACTTCCTGCGTTTTTCCGTTAATGGTTGTGTGAAGCCTTCCTGCTGGAGTTTTGCGATCCGCTTCCATGACTTGGAGGTTCGCGGTCCCACCCATCCGATCCGCATATCAAACGGACGGTAATCTTTTACGAAATATCGGACCGCAATGGCCAGCCGCCGCAGGGGCTTGTTCGGAGCCAGGCGCTTGCCCTTACCGGCCCATCGCCGGGCCAAAAATGTCAAGGGATCGAATTTTTGCCCGCCCGGATCCCCGTCCCGGATCTGCTTTTTTAAAAGGCGCATCAGCCGGAAACCTTCCACCTTGACCGCCACGTTCAGCGCCTTTTCCTGGCGAATGTTTTCAGTCTTTAAAGTGCGCTCAAGCCGCGTGAATCCTTTGGTGACAACCTTTAACATTTTTTATTCGCCTTCGGTTTTATACTGCTTGTCCAGGGCTTTGGCTTCCAGGGTCTTGATTTTTCGCCACATGCATTGGCTCAAATCAATATCCAGTTCCCGGGCCCATATCCGGACCTCGCCGTAATCCAGACCGATGATGCCCATGCCGCCGGCCCGCCATTGTGTATTGGTTTCCTCCCATAGTTCAAAGGCCTCCACATTTTCCGGCATCAGGTCCGGCATGTTTTGAGGCCCATAAGCGCAAGATTCGCACGGCAGCTTTTTACCTGTCGCTGCCTTTGATTTCCGGCATTGTTTGCAATATTCTATTCGGTTTCCGTCTGAGATCCAGTCCCAGACGTCGACGAGTTTTTTTCCTCATCCCTTGCCCCGTATGTTTCTTTGCAGATGGCGGAAAATACCTGCGTGGATTTATTGTGCTCCTGATCTTCCAGTTTGGCAAAGGCCTCGGGATCCTGCACGCACATTTCCAGAACCTTTTCCACGCCCTCGTCCACCTTGGCCGGATCGTCCAGGGGCGGAGAATAAAAACTCAGATAAAATCCGAATGGTTTGAGATCCTTGACTTCCCGGCGGGTCAGGCCCCGGATTTTTACGCCATGAATTGTTCTGCTCATATAAAATCTCCGATTTTAGGTAATCAAATCATAACTGGCCACGTTGTTGGTCACCCGGGGGACGATATTGCTCGCCTCGGATCCATCGTCGTAATATCCCACGAAATCCAGTGACACGATCAGCCCCTGCGGGCCCTCGATGGGTACGCCGTTGACCGAATACAAGAGTTCCTGGATCTCCAGCTCAAAAATGGAGTTGGCGGATTCGGTGATTGTGATTTTTAAGGATGTTTCGGTGTCACCCGTGGCCTTGTCCAGCAGGGTGTCATCTTCAAACAATACTTTAAGATTGCCCGTGACCGTAACAAATCCTTCGGGGATATCCCCGCGGATCCCGGACCCGCCGATCACGAATTGATCCGGATCCAGCCCGAAATCGATATTGATGGACAGCTCCGTTGCATTGCCCAGGGAGCCGCCGCCCTCTAATATGGCCGCGGAAAAATTATTCACCCGGTCCAGGGAAACGGTGTCCGGATCCGCGTCAAAGGCCGATGTTTCGTGACTCATCTGTGCGCCAATGACATTGAGATTGGCCACCAGCTCGCCATCCCCGCCGAATGTTGCCTCGAAGCTGGCAATCTTGCATCCCACAAATCGCTGATAAACATTGCTGGCCAGGTCTTCAAATGCCTGCTCGATGGAAATGCTGGGCATGGACGATCCCACCTTGAATTCGTGAGTGTAGGGGTCCTCTCCGGAACTGGACGGATCCCCGAACATGGCGACCAGCCAGTAAATCATGGCATCCGAATCCAAAGGCACCACGATGGGCCCGTTCACATCCTGGTTGCCGGCGAACGGCTGAACCGTATTGCGGGACCCGGTAATAGTGGCCGGAGAGTTGCGGGCCTTGGATCCCACCAGGCCGCACGTATTAAATGGCAATACAAATCCGGCCGTGGCCACGGTGCCGAACGCGCTATTTTCAAACCCGATCATCAGGGTTGCGTTTACGCCGCGTTGTTGTGTCATTTTAAAAACCTCCGTTTTTCAGGTTTCAGGTTTCAGTTTTCTACAATAATGGGTCCGATCCGATGGTTACGGATTCCCAAACGTCCACGATCATGCCGCACATGATAAACGGAAAAGATTCGATCATTTCATAATCCACGCTGACCAGGGACAGAGTCGCATTGCCGATATCCACGCCGGCTATGCATGTTTCCACCAGCTTGCGAAAACTCTCGATATTCTGGACCCCGGTGTATTCGATCAGATTGCTGATTCCCGGATGGGTCCGGCTGGTGTCGTCATGGATGCAGCAGACCACCTCGATCTCATGATGCTTTTCCCGCTGGTGCTGGCCTATTTGCTTTCTTTCCGGATATATGGCCACATACGGGCAGTCATCCTTATTGGGCGGCTTGCGCGTGTCCATCCCCACATATACCTTATGGTCAGCGGTATAATTGGCCTGGGTCCAGGCTTTGATGGTGGAAGACTGGGCCACGGCCTCGGAAAAATCGTTTAAAAGCGTGTTGATATTCATTGTCTCACCATACGGGCCGCTCATCCCGGATCAGGTTCAGCTCCCACACGTTGCCGTCGCCCTTGATCGTGACCTCGTTTGAAGGGTCCCGGAATACCCGCCAGGAAGTGGACCCGATCACCACGGTGTCCCGGTAGGCCGGATCTTCCACGTCCGATTGCTTGATCACGATCCGGGCGGTGCGGGCGCTTTCTCCCAGGTTGCCCGCACCGTAATCCACGATGGCCGGGATGTCGGATCCGTTATAGGTGATCGTTTCCACACCGACCATGTCCGTTGAAAAAATAATATCCAGATCGGTGACAGCCTGCTCTTTGGGTGTTTTTAGCGTCATTAAAATTTTCTAAATAACAGCTCTTTTTTTTCTCGATGGCCTTTAACCATCTTTAAAAGATCGCCCTTGTTTTTTCCGGACACGCTTTTTATGCCGGGAATTGTTTTTGCCTCGGCCCGAAGTTCGGCCGCGGACATTTCTTCCGGAGTTTTCACCGGCTCCGGTTCATGCTCCGGATTCATGTCCGGCATTTCCGCTTTTTTCAGGGCCAGTATCAGATCATACCGGCCCTGGTTCCGGAAGGTTCGATGGCGCCGCCCGTCCAGTTCCCGCACATCTTCCAGCTTGGCCTCGATAAATGGCTTGAATCCGCGGGCCGTTAAAACAGACATGGCCTGTTTTTCTTCCTGGGTAAAAATCAATTCCAGATCTATCATATGAATTTCCTTTCGGGCCTCGGTTTAGGTGGTGATATTGTCCATTAGATAAATGCAGGCGGCCGCGATATTGCTCTTGACCGCGTTGCTGGTATCGAAGGACTGCATCAGGGCCTCGTCCGTGTTGTGGCGCACCCGGAAAATATCGGATCGGGTCTGATCCTCCCGATATTGTTCAACGATAGGATTCTGCGGACTATCCTCAGTCCAGAGAAAAGTCCTTCCGATGCCCGGCTGTGTTAAGTCCGGCCCGGAGCTTATCTTGACCAGCGCCGCATACTCATTGCTCCACAGATCTGCCACGACCGTATCCACACCCTCTCCGGAAGAATCGTACACCGCACCGCCGATCAGAACCCGCGGCAAGTTGAATACCGCCGCGAGCTGCTGTGAAGTCATGCGATTGATATCAATTCCCGGAAACGTATATTTGATACGGTCCACGATCTGGTCGCAATTTTTCAGGTTCAAAAATGTGGAATATGCGATGATCAAGGCGTCCGGCAGCATGCCGCATGCGGATCGAAACGAAATGATCCCGTCGTTTACGTCATCAACGGGCACGGCGCTGGAGGCGTCATCCCATTCCTCGGCAATGGTGTGGGCCGTAAATGTGGAGTCATCGAAGGTTTTGTCTGCAATTCGTTTTTCCTGGGCCCGCATAATATGGTTCATGCCCCGCTGGGTGGCCACAAAATCGGCCATGCCCGGTGCTTCCTGGTCGAATAGTGCCCTTTCGGTATCATCCACGGGCTCTTCCCAGCCCTGCTCGGATGTTCCGAACTTGCCCCGCTCATAGTTCCAGTCTCCCCGGTTGTAATTTCCGCGGGGTGCCCGTGCCGTGTCCGGTATCTTCAACAGGGCCTCTTTGGGGATCACCGGGTATGAAGCCGCCTGTTTGGAGGTTTTAAAAATCGGCATAACCTCCAGGCCGATAAAGGGCATGGTCACGCCCTCGACATATTCCATCACCTGTACGCCCAGGTCCGGGCGATATATGGTGGAATCGGTTTTTGCTCTCATGGTTATTTCTCCTTTTATTTCAAGGGTTCATATGAACCGTTTTAAGATGTCAGGCATTTTCTCGTATATTCCAACCATACGCCCAGCACGATTACGTCATCAGTGCCCAGGGTTCCGTCCTTGGGCTGCAGGGTCAGATTAAGAACACATGGCGCCCCTTCCACGTTAGCCGCGGCCAGGGTCAACGTCACTTCCTGCACGGTCTTGGTTGTTGCGTCTCCGGTCATGGCCGATGAATCCCCGCCGAAATCCGCATCCGCATCGTAAGCCGCGCCAACATCGTTATTGAATGCCTCAATGGTAAATTTCACCGCATCTCCCACGGTTGCGCCGATCTTTGCGGCCGCTATATGCACAATCACGTCCGCGGACGCATCCAAATCCGGCGGTATGGGTACGGATGCGGCAATGGGGTCCGGGTTGGCGTGATTGTTCCAGCGAATGCCGAAGCCCTCGTCACCGGCGCTCCATCCGGGCGTGGTGGAATCCCCGTCTGCAAAATCGGCCAGGGCCGTGCCGTCCTGCTCGGTCCAGGCGCCCATGGGCAAATTCAAAAACGCCTGGGCGGAAAGCAGGTGCTGATAGATTTCCTGCAGGGCCGCTTCCACCGTGCTCTGGGAGGTAAACCCGCCCGAGTCGGCAATAGAAACCGTAGCCGCAGTCGTAGATTTAACATTCCATACCGCTACCCGGATATGCTTGCCGTCCGCGCCCACTTCAATGGAAATGCCCTGGGCGGTTCCGCTGGACGCATCCGACACCTTGCCGTCGGCCGCGCCGTATAATACGGTTCCGCGTGCAATGGCCGAATCCACGATGCATTCAATCTCAAATATGCCGGGAGCGTTATTCATTTTCACGGCCACCATGTCGCCGTCCGCCACCTGGTATTCGGTGACCCCGATAAAATCTTCGCCGGCGTCCGCATACACGACCTCGGGCGGATCATTGGTAGTGCCGGTTTCGATCTTTACTCTGCGTTTGGCCTCCAGGGCCTCGCCGGCTTTAAATGTTGCTATTCCGTTATTCCATGACATAATATTGTCCTCCGTTTTTTTGTTCGCCACCAAGACATCAAGATACGAAGAAATTTTAATTTAAAAAAAACTTTGGTGTCTTTGTGCCTTTGTGGGCATTTTAATTCACGCTATCCAAATATGCCTGGTGGGCGGCCGGATCTTTTTTTATTACCGCCTGCATGGCAACCGTCTTTGAACATTTATGCAAGGCCACATGTTCTTCCACCTGGGTCATAAAGTCCTTGCCCGTGCCGGTCGATGCCTTACCCTGGCCCACGTCCTCGGCCCCGGCGTTGTGGATGGCCTCAAGCATCTCTTCTTGTTTGTCCGTGGAGGCCTGTTCGGGCTGGGTTTTCCGGATGGCCGCGAATTGTTCCTCGGTCACCCCGGTTTCCACAACAGCCTTGAATGCCTCGCCCGCCTGTACTCCGAACTGGATCACCGCCAGTCCCAGAATGCGTTTTTTTTCCTCGGTTTTTGCCTCTTGTTTTGCCGCGTCCTGATTTTCTTTGGACGCCTTTTCGTGGCCGGCGGTTTCGCCTTCCTTGAATCCCCGTTCATATCCGGTTGCATCGCCTTCCTTTATGAGCGCCTTTGTAATATCAGGATAATCTTTTTTAAAATCTTCCAGTTTCATGTTTGATCCTCCGATTTAAAATTGATAATTTAGTTTTTGCTGCCTTTTCTTCCTGCATCACCGGCAGGATTTTATTGATGATCCGGTCCCGGGTGGAAACACCGTCCACCAGGCCGGCGTCAATGCCTTGTTTTCCGATAAATATTTTGCCGTCCGCCATATCTTCCAGGACCGTGTTAGAAGATACGCCCCGGTGTTTTGCAATTTCGTCCACAAAAACCGTATATAGATAATCCACCATGTCCTGGAGATTTTGACGGCCTTCTTTTGACAGGGGTTTGTATTGCGAAGTGATGCGTTTATATTTTCCCGCGTAAACCTCCGTGGTTTTGATACCCAGTTTTTTTTCGTACTGTGAATAATCCACGTGCGTGGCCACCACGCCGATGGACCCGGTCATGACCGTGCCGCCAGAGATATATATCCGGTCCGCGGCCGATCCCACCCAATAGGCGGCGGATGCCATCATGCCGTCCGCATAGGCCACGATGGGTTTTTGGTTTCTGCCCTCAAATACCCGGTCCCCTAATTCCTGGACGCCGTCGATCACCCCGCCCGGGGAGTCGATGTCCAGCAAAATGCCGGACACGTCCGGATCGCCTAAAGCCTGGTCCAATGCCTTGGTGACCAGCTCCGTGGACACGCCGCCGGATATGCGGGTGAACAGGTTCATGCGCTTGGCCATGACGCCATGCATGGGAATCACCGCCACCCGGTTTTCTATGGCGTAGGGTTTGGGCGGCGGATTTTTTTCGGTTTTGCCGATCTTGGCCTCTATGCCCGCGATATCGATCTTCTCTCCCCTCAGATGCGTGGAATAAATCTCCTGGATCTCGTAGAGTTTTTCCGGCACGATGGCCCATGGGCTGGTGAGTATGTCGATGATCTTCATTTATTCTTCCCTTGATTCCAACATTTTTTGTTCTTCCATTTTATCCACAACGGCCTGGGCGGTTGCTTCTTTATCCGCTTTCTTGGGATCCGGTTCCGGCAAAAGCCCTTTTGATTTTAAATCTTCTTCTTCTTCCTCGATCTGGTCCATGGTAGCCCGGTAATCCCCGCCCCGCTCGGTGATGGCCTGGGCCCGGGTCATGATCCGGCCATCGATGGCTTTGAGATCCGCGGTCACGGCCTTGACCGGCTCGATGTCGCCCTTGGGGGATCCGCGCCAGTCGCACCGGCAAAGCTGGTACATGTTTTCATAAAATGCAATGTCTTTGGGCAGATGGCCGCGCAAATACGCTTCTTCCTGGAGCATGATGTTGACGGGCTGGCAAAACCCCTGGCCCATACGGGTCCTGTGCATCATGAACACCCGCCAGGCATCGAGCATGGCGGACCGGAATCCCGCGAAATTCACGCCTTCCACGTCCTTGAACAACACGGGGTAGGGGATGTTCAGGCTCAAAGAAATGGCCTTTTTAATGACCTTGGTAAAGGGCTCAAACGTAGTTCCCGGCCGCTGGGCGGATATGGGGTGAGGCTTTTCTCCGGTCCGGCCGTAAAAGATGGCGCCGGGGATAAGCTCCTGGTACCGGGTGTCTTCTTGTTCGTTGTCCGGGTTAGTCCGGGTTTCCGTGCGTGAGGCCAGCCAGGCCGCCATGTCCGTGGGGTCTCCGGCGCCGGTTTCCACAAACAGGGAAAATGCCGCGGTCACGATGTTGGACACCAGCTCCGCGTCCAGAAAATCGTTTAGATCCCGCAAATACTTCATGGCCGGCGCGAAAAACGGCATGCCGCGCACCTGCTCGGGGTCCTGGCATATATATCCGTGCAGGACTTTCCATCGATGTCCGGCACGCGGGGCGATCCGTAAAAAGTTTTTAGATATGTCGGGCAGGGCAGAATCCAGAATGCCGGATCCGGATTTTTTGATCCAATAAGCCAAAGGCGCACCGAATTTGCCGATCTCAACACCGTCGATAATGTTCGGATCGTTGATTTTATCCACCGGGGTTTTAAGCCGCATGGGATTGATCACCCGGCAGGCCAGGGAATAGGGCCTCACCGGATCCTTGATCATATGCAGCAATACCAGGTATTCTCCGAACTGCATGAGGTTTCGCATGACCAGGTATTGAATACCGCCGAAAGTCATGCGCGCGCCCGCATCCGCCCAGGGAAACCAGTTTTGATAAACCACGCTCTGTTTTTTCTGCAGCTCCCGGACCGCCTGCTTATCCATGTCCAGCACGTCCGGATCCAGGGCCGGGTGGGGTACCAGGCCGGATCCCATGACCGTGGCCGCGAAGGTGTCCACGATTCCCGAGGCGTGCGGGTCGTTATTGGTCAGATCCACGGATCGCTCCACGATCTGTTCGCGCTGCAAGGCGGCGGCCTGGCGGCCGGCCAGCCGTCTGGGGATCCAGTTTTTCATACTCCCGGTGCGTTTGGCCGCGTCCCGTTTATAGGTGTATGCGCTGGAGGGTCGGAGGGGCTTGTCGTCCGGACCGTACAAAAGCGGCCGCCCCAGGGATGCCGCGATCGCATTCACGGCCGTGGAAAACAGGTGGGTTTTGTGGGTATGGGTGGCGGCCTGCATTATTCCCGCCTCATGGTGCCGATGTTCACGGCCGGGCCGCCCGTGCCCTGTTCGATGCGTAATCGTGCCAGCAGTTTTTCCTCCCGGGCCTCAAGCGCCGCAAGCTGGGCACGGACCACGGTGCCGCCCTGCTGAGTCAAGGATTGACTGGTCATAACCTCAGAAATTGCGGCCTGGACTTCTTCCAATTGCTCCAAAGTGGTTTTTATTGCCATAAAAAAACCCCTATGCATAGTGGTTGCTTGTTCGACAACGACTATATCATGGGGTTTTTAAAAAAACGCTTATCCGAGCTTATTGTATGCTAAAAAGATGTAAATGTACCCTAAAAAGATATTGACAACATTTTTTAGAGATCATTTTCCTTGATATATTTGGGTGTGTTTTTCAGATATTTGTTTCGCTGAAACTGCATCCAGTTCCACAGGTCAATATTGAGTGCCCGCCAGGTACGCTCTCCATTGCGTTTCCATGCGGGCAAACCTTCAAATTCGATCAAATTGGCGATCTGACGGGGGTCTTCCTTCACATAATTGCAAATTTCCTTCGAACCTTTCAGACATTCAATCTTTGTGGGGATATTTTTCATTTATTTTTAGGCATTTTTCCATAGGTTCTCGTTTTTAATTTTCGCGCCATTTCATTAGCAAGAAATCCAATTGGAATCTTTACTCTGCTACAATGGTTATAAACCATTTCAAACATATCAACATATTCGTTTAGGCCAGCCTGCTTTTTAATAAGATGTGAATAAGATGTTATTTTTTTCTTAAATCTAACAGAATCAAACTCATCAACTCTGGCAATTTTTGAAACCCCTTTTACAAATCCTGTAATTGTTGCAAAATTAATTCCGCATTTTTTACAATGCAAAATTATATCTGCCACCAAATTAGCATGTTCTGGACAACCGAGCTCATAAACTCCATCTTTAAAATCTTCTAAATAGTTCCCAGAACCGGCACCTTCTCCCGCAAGCATTGAAATACATGCATGTAAGCCTATTCCGGTTCTTTCTCGATATTCTTTTACAACTATATATGGATGGCGTCCATCATTTATATAAGAAACCAGCCAGTCTTCATTATCCCAAACATCAAAAGAGCCCTCCAACAAAGAAAGCGGGACATCCTGTTCTTCAACTTCATACCAAAAAGGAATATTGAGTTTTCGTGCCATTTCAAAACGATTATGCCCACTTTTTATAACCAAATTTCCATTCCTATTTCTAATTGCCATTATTGGCTTGGATTTAAGAAATCCGAATTTTCTCATTGATTTTTCTAATTTTTGCGATTGTTTTTTTTGTGTTTTTGTTTTCTTTGCGATACATCGATTTATAGAGTTAAATTGAAATAAATTATAATTTGATGTTTTTCTAGCCATATCAAACTCCTTTTTTTAATCGATTTTCAATATAGTCTTTGACGCTTATTAATACTTTTTCTCTTTCAGGATCTTTGGTCTCAATAGATTCAAGGTCTTGAATAGCCATACGGGCATACATTTCTGCTTTAGAAAAATTTCTAACGTATGATTGTGTGGAATGGGCATTTTTCGCAATTTTTTTCTGTAGCGATGTGGGCTTTTCTTTTGGAGGCCTCCCGGCGCCTTCACGTTTGCCGCCATGAGTTTTGGGTTTTTCAAGTTTTTTCAAGTTTTCAGAAGTATGTGTTTTTTCTTTTTCTTTTTCTTTAATATCAACCAATTGCTGCTCGCTTTGTTTTTGTGCCCCACTATGGGGCATTTCTTTTAAACCTCTACTAATTTTATGCTCTACCGCTTTGGGCGTTTCGTCCGAATCTTCCGAGATAATTCTTGCCGATTCTCTAACGCTTTTCGATGTTCCTTTTTCGACCATTTCAAGATGTTGTTTCGCATAAGTAATGGTGCAACTCCCGGCGGCTTTTTCGGCTGACTCGACCACTTTTGCAAAATCGTTAGGATCGGCGCAATCGATTACTATTTTTGCCATATCAACATTCTCCATTCGATATTCATCTGTCTCTAAGCCACCCCGGCCGCTCATAATTTCTCAACCCCCCCCGATCCCCGCCGGATATCCCCCGGCTCCGCACCGTGCGCTTTTGCTGTGCTCCGGCATCCGATCTATGGCCTTTGTCGCTCTTGGGCCAGAACATTATGCCCAGAATGTCATGGGCGCACAGGCATAGCACCGCGCAGTCCCATAAATGGTTGTCCTTTCCGGACGGGCATTCCCATACGCCTTTTTCATTGATGAATTCCGAGGTCATGTGCCGGGCGTAGGCTTCGGAAAATTCCGCGTTTTCGTGCCAGGCCCCGGGGTCGGCCGGGGATATTTCCAGCAGGCCGGATAACTCATCCTTGTAATAATTTGTGTTTACGTTCACGCCCTTGAGCCCGCCCGGGATGGGCTTTTTTTTGCCCGGAAAATACTGGAGGTTGGTCCATGTGTTGGCCTGGGCCATCTTCTGCCGGCCGAATGTGGGGTACACCCGGTTCCGATGCTGGAGGCAGAATTTATACACTTCGGACGTTCGGTGACCCAGGGCGTCCTGAAGAATCATCGAGATAATATATTCGTTTCCGTCCTCATCCAGGTAACGGTCCTTAAATAAAACCTGCTCCAGGGCGCCCCAGGTAGTCACATATCCCTCACGCAAACCCCAGGACTCCTTGATCAGCTCAGAACCGCCATACCCGAACGCCCGGATCCGGTACCAGAACCCGTAATCCTGGGTGTCCACGCCGGCGACCACTCCGGCCACCATGCCCCGGCCCGGCACCCGGCCCCGTGGCCGGTCGTCGCACAGGGCCAGAATAGCGTCTTCTTTGCGCTCAACAATATACGTGACCCAGGGCACGGCCCGGTGGCCGTTCATGAAATCCTTGAGCTTGGTTTTATCATTCTGCCCTTTCAAAAACGCGGTTGCCGGCTCGGACAGGCTCACAAAATAGCTCAGCCACGACGGCAGGTGAAACCCGATCTTGAGCGGCCGGTATTGCTCCAAATATTCCATAAGTTTAACACCTGACACCTGACACCTGACACCTTCGTCCGTCGTCCCTCGCCCCTCGTTACTCTCCCCTTCTGTTTCCTTGTCACTGACACCTGACGCTTGATACCTGGATCGCCACTCCCCGCCGCGCACCGCCTTATCTCTTCGGCTGTCGTCCCATTCATCCCCGCAGTGCTCGCACTC